CTTGTGTTTCTTGTCTGGTCATAATTTGCTGTTGATTTAATAGAATTTCAGCTTGTAGTTCTTCGGATGATAAAGTGATCTGTGGTTCTTGTGGTTTAAGGGGAACTTCCTCCCACACACCTTTATTATACTTTTTGCCACATACTGATATATCATAGCTTTCTAATACAATCATATTTTTATCTTCTACTTCTCCAGCCAATTGTGAAACTGCAACACAAATACCTTTATCATTCAACTGTGCATAAAACATTTAATCACCCCTTTAATAAAATTCAACAACTTCCCAAATATATTTATAATAAATCTGCCCACCTGCACCTTTCTCGTTAGGATACAGGGCTAAATGTGTACCATCCAACATTTTCCCTCTAGGCTGTGTCGATTCCATGCTGTTTGAATATAATGTCAAAACCGACTTATTAGGGTTCACTCCGCTAATAATTGCATATTTTTCTTGTCCACCTGCATCTGGGTAGCTGTCGTTGAACATTCCCCTTTGCACGCTCTTTACAATCGGTATTGTACCTGCTTTGAGTGTATGTATTAGGTTGTTTGTATCGCCAAACCAGCTTGAGATACCTGATACTTTATTTTCTATTAAATTATCTAACGGTTTTACTAAATTACTGTTTATCTTTTTTAAATCCTCTGCACTTGCTCGGCTACTTACTGCCACATCTAAATTATCCAACTTCACCGCCCTTGCTACTGTCCAGTTGCTCAAAAACTGCTGTAAAATGGCATTCAGCTTAGCAAAAATTCCTCCTGCTGTTGTTGTGCCACCTGTGTCAGTGGTTGCCCCAATCTTGCCTTTAATGTCTGTAACATTGGCGTCAATGCGAGTTGTTGTTTCGTTGTTCGCCGCTGCCGCAATAGCCGTATCTATCTTATCCATATTATTATTGATTACTTGTATACCTAGATATTCATTTTCATCCGGCTTCTCCAAACCGAAATTTTCTGTCAATTGGCTCATTTTTTAAGTGCCTCCTCTCTTAATTGTTTCCATGTGAAGTTACTAGCTTCACCCCAGGTCAGGATGCTTGCCATTTTCCAGGTGTTATATCTTAATATAATCTCATATGCCAAGTGTGCCGGCTTAATCTCTTCAATGGCTGACCGTAAATCCTCCATATTTGGTGGCACCCCAATGACACTGACCATGTTCACATCAAAGCGGTATTCCTCGTTGTGTTCTACTACATCGACTAACCCATTCACAAAGCTCTCTGCTACGTTTTTAATCATCTCTACTGTGGTTGTGCCTTGCCCCCTCATTTTGGCTTTGATGCGACTTCTACGAAAATCGTATGGTTTTGTTTTGTCCGTAGCAATGCCATATTCCTTTTCCCAAAGGTCAAGCCCCCAGGTTGCAGTTTCTACGTTACACTGTAAAAGCAAGAGGTCACGCTCTTTTTCCACCAAATTTACCAAAATACCCAAGGCTTTCTGTATATCCACCATTTCAGGGCTATTTTGAAATCGGCTGGGTAGATAGTCAATTAACACTTTCCACCACCTCCACCCTAGCCAATACTGCAACGGAACCTTCTGCAATGGCAAGATTTGCAGTACTACCGTTCACAGTAAGGATTGTAAAATCTATTACCCCAGGTGTATCCAATACTGCATAGGCTATCCTGTTGTACAGTAAGATTTCTGCTTTAAATGCAATACTCCTAATATAAGTTTCTATTGCCTTTCTTATTTTTTCTTGCACTTCCCCCAATGCCTTGGTGCCGTCTAACTTTAAACTCATGTTTATAGCAATATCCAACTTCGTTGCACTGGCGACTATCACTGTTGCACCAATCGGACGTACTGCATCAATGTGGTTTTGGCAGGCCGCCACAATATCTGCACTGGCAGGGTGCATTTCGCTATCCACAATCACTAACTTCACTGTACCGTTTCCCGCCCAAAGTGGGAATACTTTAGACTCACCTACACCATTTACCTCTTTTGCCCACAGCTTATAGTGATAAATATTTCCACTGCTTGCGGGCATCTGCCAATACTCATAAAGGCGATTAACCATGGCTTTGTCACTTTCAGGGTTTGTGCCTCCAACTGCCGCCGTACCATTTGTAACCCCTGTTAACCCATTCCTATTCTTGTACTGCAGAACAATGGTATTAATCTCTGTATTGTAGCTTTCTCCCACTTCTACCGCTGTCACCGTTCCACTGCCTGTACCATCAGCAATGGTCACATCACGATCAATGCTGTATTCGTAGCCGTCCTCTGTCAAAAACACACTACCAGAGGGAATCACCACACCATCACTTCCTGTAAACACCATAGTTGCCCGTGCCTTCGTTCCTGCTTTGCGGTAAATGCCAAACTCTGCCCCTCTCTTGTCTATGTATTCCCCACTGGTTTCATCCACAAAAGCTATGGGTATCATTCCATTTAAAGATTGCAAAACCTCCCATAGCTTGTATGCTGTTGGTGAAATTATGTTGTTTGCAAAAGAACCCTCTCTGGTGTCCATTTCTGTGGTATTTTCTAAAATTTGTTGCTTTATATTTTCAGGTGTCACTTCTTCAAACACCGTCTTCACCTCCTATGGTAAACGTGCCATAAATTGTATGCACTTTACAGCAAACCTCTAATTCATGCTTCGAAAAATCAACCTGTATATCAGTAACATCTGTTATATAAGGGTTTATCATCAGGCACTCCTTTAAATACCGCCTGCACTCTAATATTTTCACATCATCACTATAAGGTTGTCCCACCAGTTCTTCTATGTCATTGCCATAATTGTAGGTATATATCACATACCGCCGCCGTACCGTCTGCAACGCATTCCACACCCAAACCTTAGCTGCCTCATTTCCTGTTACAATGACAGGCTTTCCATTTTTAAAAATGGGCCTATCCTCTTTAAAAGCCCATTTAATTTCACGATATAATTCTAGTTCTGTGGTTTCTTGCGTTGCCTGGGGCTGAATAAAAGGAAATATCATAAGTCCACCACCTTATTTATTATCACCATCTTCTGTTCTTCATCAAAAGGTAGCAGCAGTAGCACATCACCATAACGCAACGTCATACCTGCAGGTATCATTAGCTCCCCCTTTTGGCTTCGGTACTCAATTTCTCCCACCAGAATTCGCTTAATGGGTTCTTCATCTGTTGAAATCACTGTCCCAAAACGAAAAAAAACAGGAAGTTTTTCTCCTGCAATGCTTTTCATGGTGTTTAAAATTGTTGAATAAGGATTATCCTCCATACTATTTCACCACACTCCCCGCCTCTTTTTCGTTCATAATGGATTTAAAATTCAACACCAATTTGTTGTAATACTGCCCGTTTTTCCATGTATGGACGTCCGAGTCAATATAAAAAAGGCCACACACACCTGTATACGGCTCCCGTACGATGACGGTATTTCCCGTAACACAGGCAAGGTTGCCCAAGTTATTGACTGTTATTTTCCGTTCTACCCCGTTGTCGTCAAGCATCTTCTGTGCCTTCTTTGAAACGTCTTCCTCTCCTTGCTTGATGTAGCTTTGCATCACACCGTACATTTTGGTGTATTCCTTGTTATTGATGGTATTAATTTGCTTGTCGTTTTTGTCATAGATAACAACCTGGTTGATCATACCCTCAATGCTTTCCGAGGTGGAAACATCCATTAAATTGCTGTCACCATCCAAAAGTATGGTATTGCTATTTGTCTGCCTTTCCACCACACACAACTTATCCCCCTCCATCCGTACCAGATATTTCTTTTTGTTCTGTTGGGATGCCAAGGTATACATTGTGGTAACCATATCAAATAAAGTTGCTCCTTGAAACTTTCGGCTCAAACTGATTCCTGTCGTAGCAACACGCCCTTTGCTGTATCCAAAATCACTGCAAATACGAGATACGGCAGCCTCTGGCGTTATACCTTGAAAGCTATAACTACTTTTATTTTTATTTAAATAGATTCCTTTATCAAAGCAAGTGATATCAATCACACTATCATTAGATGCCTTTTTACGGGTGAAGATATATCCAGAAAATATGACTTTTCCTTCGTGGCTTAAAGCTACACCGTCACCTAGTTCACATTTTATCACTGGTATGTTTTTATCTGTGGCGTTGGATAACAGTCCAAAATCTAACGTCCTTGCACATTGCTGATAATCGCCGCTCCAACTGATTTCTGTACATAAATCAGTAATATCAAAAATACCTTCTGCATTTGTTATTATTTGTGCT